TATGCACTATTTGCTGTTGCTAAAGCTCATCATCATGGAAATCGTTCTTATCGCATTTATAGTTCTAGAATACATTCAATTGATCAAATGGGTTCAACTCCTTTAGTGCAAACTCTTTATGCAGTTTCTAAATTAACTAAAGCGTTTACTCGTAAGCATGCAATCCAAAATACAAACATTATGATGTTGACTGATGGTGCTCCAGACGGTCTTTATATTACAGCTGATCCACTTGCCAATGTTGAAACTAATAGAAATAATATGTCTATCAAGTTTGAAGGTAAAATGGTTGAAGGTTCAAATGCTAGACTAATGTATGAATCAATGTTGATTCGTCTTAAAGAAGTAACTGGTGCAACTGTTATGGGTTTCCATCTTGCAAGTGAAGCATCAACGTTTGGTGGCGGTTATCACGGAATTGAAGAAAACAAAGATTGGGCAGATGTTGTTAAGTCTTGGAGAAAAGAAGGTTTCTCTCACTGGAAAAATGAAAAAGGTTATGATGATTATTTCATAATTAAAATCAACAAAGCTTCTCGTTTTGATTCTGATGAATTTACTCCTAAGAAAGTTGATACCATCGGTGACCTCAAACGTGAATTTAAAAAGTTCAACAAAACTAAGAAAGGCAACAAGCAGTTAGTCGCACGTATTACAGATGCGGTTGCTGCATGAGTTGTTTATCCTTATTATTAGCTACGTCAATCCATGTTGGATTGGCTAGCGACTATAATCATGTGCATCCGCACATCCGTTGTGAAGTTGAACATAGCATGTTTGTATCTACCATTGTTGGTGCATATCAAAACAGTGAATCTAATACCAGTTATTACTATGGTAAGAAGATGGGAATTGTAGAACTGGGATTAGTGAGTGGATACTCCAGACGCAAAGTTCTTCCTTTAATAAGACTAATTCAGAATGGATGGTTCATAAGTCCATCATATGAAATAGATAATTGGGGAGCAACTATAGGTTATGAAGTAAAATTATTTTAGCAGCAAGGTATGTACATTTAACCATTACGTGGTATAATAGTAGTATGTTTAAAAAAGAAATCATGACATAACAACAAGGAGTCAAATGAAACTTAGTAATGAAATTAAAGAAGTGCTAAACAACTTCCAATCCATCAATAGTAATATTGCAATCGGAGAAACCGGCGAAATGATTCGTACGATGTCCGTTTCGAAAACCCTTATGGCTAAAGCTAATGTGGAACCACCCACACCATGGCCATACGAATTCGGCATATATGACTTAGGTGAATTCCTAGCTTGTCTTAATATGTTTGATGATCCTGATTTACAATTTGATGTAGACAAAAAGTTTGTTAACATCAGTGATGGGGTCACCTCATTTAAATATTACTTTTCCGAGATTGATATTCTAACGGTACCAACCAATGATATCAACTTAGAATGTAACGATCTAAAATTCACACTCACTAATGATGAATTGAATCGCCTTCGCAAAGCTTCAGCTACTCTTAAAACCAGTAACCTTAGCATTCGAAAGCATGATTCTGAAGCTACCATTGAGTGTATTATATTGGACAAACAAAATCCAACCTCTAATCAATTCAAAATGAATATTGCGAATTGTTCCATAAATACTAGTGCTAAATTTGAATTCGTGTTTGATATAAACAACTTCAAGTTTAAACCTGCAATCGAATATGAATTTGGTATCGATAAAAAGCAAGTTGCACTAATTAAAGCCGGCAACACAGATTACTGGGTAGCCCTTGATAAAACCACCACCTATAAGGATTAATATGAAAGAAGATAAAATTGAACCTACTTTAACTGAAGAAGTAGCACCACCAGTAGAAAACCCTGGGCTAAGCTTAAACGATATTACTGCATGCGTATCAATTATTGATATTGTAACGAAGCGCGGAGCATTTGAAGGACCTGAAATGGCAGATGTTGGAGCAGTACGTAACCGTTTAGCAGCATTCCTTGCAGCAGCAAAAGCCGCTCAAGAACCAGCTACTGACCAACCTACTGACCAACCTACTACCGAGGGTGATGCCAATGCTTAGTACTGAAGCCGATCGCACTAAAGTATTTGATTGTATTAAAGAAATGTCAAACTCTATGGCTCGTGTAGACTCAGAGAAAGAGTTTCAAAAAGACGCGGCTGAAGCATTAGCTGATAAGGTAGAGATTGATAAGAAGCATATTAATGCTTTGGCTAAGATCTATCACAAGCAAAGCTTTGCTACGTTTCAACAACAGAAAGAGGAAATCGAAGATTTATACGAATCTATCGTAAAGTAATTATTATATATAATAGTATATATTTAAGTAATTATTATATATAATGGTATATACTTTTAACAAAAGCATGGTATAATAGTACCATGCTTAATATATTATGAGGTCAAATTGAAAGAATTTTTATTCGTAGAAAAGTACCGTCCACAAACTATTGCAGATTGTGTTCTTCCCGCAGCATTAAAGAAGACTTTCCAAAGTCTTGTTGATCAAGGGGAACTACCTAACATGATGTTCACAGGTTCAGCCGGCACAGGTAAAACAACTGTCGCTAGAGCTTTGTGTAATCAGTTAGACTTAGATTATATTCTAATCAATGGTTCTGAAGACGGTAACATCGATACCCTTCGAGGTAAAATTAAACAGTTTGCAAGTACAGTAAGTTTACAAGGCGGACAGAAGGTAGTCATTCTTGATGAAGCAGACTATCTTAATCCCCAATCTACACAACCTGCACTTCGTGGGTTCATAGAAGAATTCTCTTCTAACTGTAGATTCATACTCACTTGCAATTTTAAGAATCGGATTATAGACCCTCTTCATTCAAGATGTTCTATATTCGAATTCAATTTCGGCGCGGAGAAAAGTTTACTCGCCGGAGCTTTCATGAAACGTCTTCAATGGATTTTAGACTCTGAAAGCATCATATATGACAATGCAGTTATTGCAGAACTCATTATGAAATACATACCAGACTGGCGACGTGTTCTAAATGAATGTCAACGCTATGGTATGAGTGGTCATATCGATACCGGAATACTTGTTACTCTTGATGAGACAAGTGTGAAGACATTGATGAATGACCTTAAAACTAAGAACTTTAAAGACATGCGTAAATGGGTAACCAATAACATTGACGTTGAATCTGCAAAGTTGTTTAGAATGGTTTATGATAACATGCTAACGTATGTTGAACCGCAAAGTGTGCCTCAGCTAGTTCTTATACTAGCGGACTATTCCTACAAGGATAGCTTTGTGGCTGATCATGAACTAAACATTGTGGCATGTATGACCGAAATCATGTCTCAAATTAAATTTAAATAGGAGTAAGATAATGGCTGATTTAGCAAATTACGCAACAATCATTATAGCATTAGCTATGGTTAATATCGTATGGCAATTAGATAGAGCTGGCAGAATGCTGGTTTTAATTAATGAATTCTTATCGGAGGAAGATCATGTTACAAACAATGAATGACGCATGTTGGGTAGCTGAGATGAATATCAAAGGCCCAAACCTTAGGCAAGACTTAAGAGAATTTTTATTTGACGGCGAGGTTGAAGTCAAGTTCGAAAAGGTTGATGGTACTGAACGTGTAATGCGATGTACTCTTCACCCCGAACTAATCCCTGATGCTCTGATGCCGAAAGGTGACATTGATCCACAACCTGTTGATGAAACTCTTATCAATACTATGAAAGTATTTGATATTGAAGTTAAGCAGTGGAGGTCATTCCGCTTGGAAAATCTTATATACGTTAAAACTAATTATCCTGCAGCATAGGTGTACTTTTAACAAAACTGTGATATAATATAAACTATGAATCCATTTGAATTAATTAAATCTATATCAAACAGTAAGAAAGATATACTTGAAAACAAGAAAGACTACAACGCTTTTATGGTAAACCGTGGTCTTTCTTACTTTCCTGATACTGTTATATACGCAAACGAAATGAATAAGTACCATCATCTTGATGGAGATCTGCAATACCAATTCCTTATAAATATAGTTAGAAAACGAAATAGGTTTTCAAAGTGGAATAAGTCAACGGAATCCGACGACATTAAAATAATTAAAGATTTTTATGGTTATAGTAATGAGAAGGCGCGAGATGTCCTCCCACTTTTAAGTAGTAAAAACTTGAATATTTTAAGGAATAGGATACAGCATGGCGGAATTCAACGATGAACTGGTGGCTTGGAAACCAGATATGATGTTAGAAGTTATACTGGCAGAGCCAGATGATTTTTTAAAGATACGTGAAACACTTACAAGAATAGGTGTGGCTTCTAAAAAAGACAATAAATTATTTCAATCCTGCCATATATTACATAAGCAAGGTCGGTACTTTATAACTCATTTTAAAGAGTTATTCTTATTAGATGGTAAGCCATCGAATCTAACTAAAAACGATTTAGAACGTAGAAACACAATTGTCAAACTGATGGACGACTGGGGTTTACTAACCACGGTAACTTCTATTGGCGAGACTGCATCATTAAACCAAATCAAAATCATATCTCATAAGGATAAAAATAGTTGGGAATTATGCCCCAAATATAATATCGGTATAAAATAAATGAAAAAATCTTTTATAGCTGCAGCAATTGCTTTTACTATGGCGACTACCGTAGTCGCTGAACCAAGAACATTTTACTCCGAAGTTACTTGCAACTCTGATAATCGAGTTGCATTTAATTTAGTTGAAAAAAATCATGGTGAAATTAATATGGCAATGGGCACGGCAATAATAAAAGATGCTCGAACTCAAACTATACATAAAATTGATATGGTCCTTACGCTTAACGCAATTTCAAAAACATATACAATAATTGGTGTCTTTAAAGATGGCACAGGATGTATACTAGTGAGCGGCAAAAATTTTGCACGTTACGTAGAAAAAGATTCTATATAGATTATTATATCTGTATAAATAAATTTGTAGAATGCCGAAAGGGTCTACACTAACCGTAGCATGATGCTACACTTTTAACCTTGCTATTTAATAGGAGGACAATTATGTCAAACTTAGCATTTAACTTTCCCAGGGATACATTCCTTGGATTCGATCAACTTTTTAATACAC